CCCGAGCCGGTCGCTGAAAAACCGCAAGAACCCGAGCCGGTCGCTGAAAAACCAGCGCTTCCGCCCGGACATGTTGAACATCGGTCATTCGGGAGATAGTCATGGCACGAAGCGAACAGGAAATCGAAAAGCTCTTGGAGCAGATGGAGGAATTGAAGGCGCAACTTGCAATTGAAAAAACCGCCCGAACCGCCGCCGAATCGATGGCGCATGCGCTGGCCGAATTCGGCTCCAACAATGAAGAGCATGCGACCGGGAAAACCTTGCGTGTCAAGGCGTGCGCCAATCCGACAGAGCGCGATGTGAAAAAACAGATTTGGAAGGAAATCGAGTTCCCTCTGTACGCGTACAAGATCGACGTTCCTCCGGCGTTCAATCCGCTGTCCACCAATGGGCGCGAGTATTACATCGGCGGCACTTACGAGTTCACCGAGCGCGGCCTGGCCGACATTAAAGCCCGAGTTGCCCAATGCTGGCAGCATGAGAAAAATATTCATGGTGATAACCCGAATGCATATCGCCGTCAACGTGAGGACAGAGCATAATGAATACCAATGCAGAAGATGTGATGCCGCCGCAAGCGGTTTCCGGGCAGTTCAGCTACAGCGTGAAGCTGGACCAATCGAACGACAAGACCGTCAATATGACGGGCTTCTTTTATGCCGGCGACGACCTGGAAACGTGCGCGGCCCGCCTCGACATGTTCGATGAACTGTTGTCGCGGCAAGTGACGCGCAGTTCGATTCCGTTGATGGAGGCCGACCTTGAGCAACGCCTGAAGGGGCTTGACCAAGTGATGGAACACATCAAGGGCTTGCAGGCCGAACGCGAAGTGTTCAAGCAAACCGAGAAGCCGACTTCGACGCAGCGCAAGCAGTACGCTGACAGCCAGAAGGTAATCGACCAATCGGCGACCAACATCGAGGCGATCAAGAAGGATATCGAACGTCGCCGCGAAGCAATCGCCGCAGCCAAAGCGAAGGTAGCCTAAAATGCCAATGACCGCCGCGCAGATAGTGCAAGATGCTTGTGCAATTGCCAAGTGCCCAGGCTATACTGCGCTGGCCGGTCGGCAGTTGAATCTTGTCCTGAATGACTTGTCGCTGAAGCGCGACCTGAAGGCCAACCTCGTAACCGAATATATCCCGATCACGACGAACAGCAACGGCCCGTTCAATCTCCCGGCCAACTACCTGCGCACCTACAACATGTTCTATCTGGTGTCCAGCGTTCCGTATTTCCTGAATCCGTGTTCGCTCAAGGAATACGACGCCGAAACGCAGCAGCAGGGGCTTGCAAGTTATCCGTATGAGTGGGCCAGCGACCTGTCGGCGGTTCCCACCGGGGGCGTGGGCATCTTCTACGTCTATCCGCAATCCGGCACCGTAATCACGCTGACGCATCGCTATTACCTTGTGCAGCCGGATATCGCTACGCCGCAGTCGAGCAATGCAATTCCTTGGTTCGCCGATCAGGATTACCTCATGACGGCGCTTGCGGCCCGCATGATGAGAACCACGGACGATGATCGAATGGCGCAGTTTGAACAAATGGCCGAAAATATCCTTCGCCCATACCTGATTGAGCAGGGCGATGAGCAGAACGTCGTCAAGGAAATCCAACTTGACCCGCGCCGGTTCCGGCTGCGCGGAAACCTTCCTGCAAACAAAGTCGATCCGTTCTCCTTGACATGAGCCATGGCGAAGATCAAAGATTATCCGGTAAAATTCACTCCCAAGGGCTTGACCAACGCCTGGGATAGCACCGAGAAATTCCCCGGCGCATGCCTGTCGCTGCAAAACCTGATATTCGACCAAAGCAATCCCGAATTCGTCGTCTGCCGCCCCGGCGTTGGCCAACCCATTGTTGACCTTGCCAACCTGATACCCGGCGCGACGTTCATTTCGGTGTTCGCGAACATCGGCGGCATTGTCTACGGCCTGGTGTCGTCGTCGCTTAATCCTGGCTATGACCAGCCGTTTGCCTACAATATCGCGACTGCAGCGCTTCTCCCGATCAGCAACATCACCGCAGCGAACGTGCCCGCCACGCAATCCACTTCCGGAGACTGGATACCGCCGACGATGGCGATGGTTGGCGACAACATCATTTTTACCAGTCCGGGTTTCACCGGCCACGTGGCGACCGGCTCATTCACTGGCGCGATCACCGGCTCGACGCTGACCATTACCGCGCCGTCTGGCGTGACCAGTCTTGGCAGCAATGTCGCTGGGGCGAGTGTTCCGGCTGGAACCTCGATTACCGGGTTCATCAGCGGCACGTATGGCGGCGCGGGGATTTATTCGATCAACAATACCGTTTCCAGCCCGATCAGCGCAGAAGCAATGACTTCGGCCAGCGGCGTATTCTTCGGCATCCTGAACCTTGGCAATCCTGCGGCGCCGATCTGGGATGCGACGAATACTGGCGTGTTCCCGCTGCCATCCGTGCCGATTGCTGTCACGAATTTCAACAATCGCGCCTATTTCGCCTGCGGCAATGCTTCGTACTTCAGTGATGTTCTTCTGCCGACAAATATGGCGACGGCTGGACAGGCGCTCACCCACGGCGACGCCACGCCGATTGTCGCTTATGGCGGCTTGCCGATTACGACCACATCGGCGGGCGTGATCGGGGCGCTGATCGTGTTCAAGCAGTTCAACATCTGGCAAGTGACTGGCGATGAAGCGATCACCAACAGCCTGGCGCAAAATTACCTTTCCCTGAATATCGGGTGCTTGTCGCCTCGGTCGATTGTGCAAACCCCAGTAGGAATGATTTTCATCGGCATCGACGGCCCGTATTACGTGTCATCGGTAGGAGCGGTACTTCCGCTGACAAACAGCGCCTATAGCCTCGTTCCTGATCTTCAGCAGCCATTCCAAAGCATAACTACGCCAACAAGAGCGGCAGCGGCATTTACCGGAGCTATTTATCGCGTGTGCTTGTCAACAGTTGTGCGAGGAGTTGGCGGTACGAATGATTACTGGTTCGATGTGACTAACCGGCGCTGGAATGGCCCGCACACTTTCCAATACGATTGTGCTGATCAGGCAGGTAATTATTTCTTGCTGTCTAGTTCAACGCAGAATGCCAAGATATTCGGCAGTCAATATTTGCCTGAATTGGACTCGGTATATAACGACTACGGAGCGCCTTTAAGCATTTATCTCCAAAGCTCGATGTTTCCCAAAACGCCTAACATGAATGTTAAGCAAGTAGTCGAAAGCACGATAGAACTTTCGGCGCAATCAACAGTTCAGACATACACTATAACTGCGGTTGATGATACCTTTTCAAAGATAGGAAATTGCACAGTAACTTTGGAATTTCCATTTCCGACATGGGGAAATTTCAATTGGGGGGATAGCACTCTATGGACCTCTCCGAATGCACAACCGCAGACTTATTATACTCCTTGGACTGCGCCTCTTGTTTTCAAGAAAATGGCAATCGAGATTAGCGGAGCGTCTTCTTATGCGATGGCAATCGGCACGTCGTTTTTCAAATACAGGGATTGTGGATATACGAATGTCATTATTCAACCTCCACCGGCACTTCCACCAGTTGCGCCGGTCTTATCGGCGGTTGCAGGGTACGAGGAAACGATAGAATCGTGGACTACGGTAGCCGGGGCATCATCCTACAATCTGTATTGGTCGCTTGTTTCAGGAACCGGGAAAGCAGGGACAGAAATATCGAACGCCACAATCCCATACACGCATACCGGACTATCTGACGGAACCACTTATTACTATGTAGTGACTACTGTTAATTCAACCGGGGAATCACCGGCATCGAACGAAGCAAGCGCCACGCCGTACAATCAAGGGCTATTTGTTACGGTCGGGAATTCTGCAAGCACATCCAGCACGCCGGATGGCATTCATTGGACGACAGGGACACTCCCATCAAGCGCAAGATGGGCCAGTGTAACATATGGAAAAGGTCTTTATGTGGCAGTCGCCGCCAATACAAACAAGGCAGCATGGTCTTCTGATGGCAATACATGGACTGCATCAACAATGCCTAGCAATCAAGCGTGGGCGGTGGCATTTGGTAATGGGGTTTTTGTAGCGGTAACAGCTGGATCAAATGGAGGCGCAACGGCGGCATATTCGACAGATGGCAAGACGTGGCATGCAAGCACGCTAAGTACCCAGTCATATACTGCGGTCACATACGGCAATGGAACATTCGTAGCGGTTGCGGGGAGCAATGTCACTGCTACATCGACTGATGGCATAAATTGGCAAGAACGTACTTTACCAACGCCATTACAATTGTTGTGGCAGGCCGTTTGTTTCGGAAATGGGCTATTCGTTGCGGTTTCCAGTAATGGATTAGGAGCGGCGGCAATGTGGTCAACAGACGGTATAACATGGACTAAATCGACATTGCCAGTTGACAGTAATTGCTCCGGAGTAGCTTACGGTGGTGGAACATTTGTGGCAATGCAATACGGAAGTGAAACTAACGCTTATTCAACCGATGGGAAAACATGGGCAGCAGGAAGTATGCCAGCGGCTACAGAGTGGATAGCAGTTACCTATGCATACGGATTATTTGTAGCGGTCAGTGAAACTGATGCGATTGCCGCTTACTCTACCGATGGCATACATTTTACTGACCAAACTACATCGGCTCTTGTCGGTTGGGTAGCAGTCACAGGAAATCAGACTTAAGGGATAATCATGGCAATCATCAACCCACTACCAAACAATATAGTCGATGGAACCACCGCCGATGCCGTTCCAGTGATGGCAAATTTCAACTGGATCGTGTCGCAAGTCAACGTGAACGTAGCCGCAATTGGCGCTGGGTTCGCGCCGCTGGTGTCGCCGGGGTTTTCCGGCACACCGACTGCGCCGACACCGGCCAATGGCACCAACACCACGCAGCTTGCGACGACTGCCTTCGTGCTGGCAGAGTTGGCGCTCAGTCTGCCGGCGGCGATACCTGGCGCGGGCATACCGCAATCTGTGGGCGGCGCATGGGGAGAATCATTGTCAACCACCGGAACCGGCAATGTGGTCTTATCCACTTCGCCGACATTGGTCGCGCCCGCCCTTGGCACACCATCTGCGCTTGTCGGAACCAACATTACCGGCACGGCGGCGGCACTGAACATCGGCGGCACGGCGGCGCTTGCGACGGCATTGGCAGCAGGTTCCATCCCGCAGTTGCTTGCAGCGAATGGCTATCAAAAATTACCCGGCGGCGTTATCATTCAGTGGGGAATCTCTGGCGCGGTCAGTACAGGAGCGCCAAACGGATCGGTATCGGTCACTTTCCCTACGGCTTTCCCAACTGCTCTTGGTTCTGTTTTAACTATTGCTAATAATTCTCCGACGAATTTATGGGATGCGATCACGCAATATATTTCGGCATCTAGCACTTCTGGATTTACTGCTGCGGTCAATACTGGAAATGCATCTGTTAATCTCACGAATGTGATTGATTTATTTTGGTTTGCAATAGGATGGTAATCATGAAAAAATTCCTTTTACTTCTTATCCTTATTTCTGGGATTGCGCTGGCAGACACGCATACCAACTATGGAAATAGTGGGGGTGGAGCTTCTGTCACATGGCCGACTACTGGCGATGTGGTTATCAGCAATTCAACTAATGCTCCGGCTGGCGTGGCCGAGGTCGATGGAGATTGCTTGATTGGAGCTGCGGGCGCTTGGACTGCTGGTTCGTGTTCTGGAAGTACATCTATAACTGTTGGAACTACAACAATCAGTGGCGGCACAACCGGCGCTATTGAATACAACAATGGCGGCAAGCTTGGCGAGAAGGCGACTGGCACGGGATCAGGACAAGTAGTGTTAGGCGGTACAATCACGGCTGGCGGCCCAACTGGCAGCGCCACGGTTGCACCGATTATTACCTACAACGCGGCTGGACAGCTTACCACCGTTTCCAGCGCCACAATCACCCCAGCAATTGGCAGCGTTACTGGCTTAGGTACTGGCGTAGGAACTGCGCTTGCAATCAATGTCGGCACGGTTGGAGCGCCTGTTGTCTTGAATGGGGCGGGCGGCACACCGTCCAGCATTACGCTTACGAATGCAACATCCTACCCTGCGGCGACGACTTCAACGCTCGGGATTGTCAGCACGGACGGCGCAACGCTCACAAATACGAGTGGCGCTGTTGCCTGCGCAACGGCGACCACCTCGCAACTCGGATGCGTCAAACCGGATGGCACAATAATCACCGATACTGCTGGCGCGATCACGGTTGCGACAGCTACCTCCAGTGTCAAAGGTGTGGCGAGTTTTGGCACTGGCCTGACAGTGACGGCGGGTGCGGTTACTCCAACCTTCGGAACTGCCACAAATCAGGTTGCAGAGGGCGGCGTGATTACGGCAGCGGGGCCAACTGGCAGCACTACTGTAACGCCTGTGATTACCTACAATGCCGCCGGTCAGTTGACGACCGTTACCACGGCAACCATTGCGCCTGCTGTAGGGAGTATAACCGGACTAGGGACCGGCGTCGAAACGGCTCTCGGCGTCAATGTAGGCTCCGCAGGCGCTCCCGTGCTCTATAACGGCGCAGGCGGAACGCCTACCTCTATGACCGCTACCAATCTCTCCGGGACTGCAACAAGCCTCATAGCGGGAAAAGCAAGCGCGTTGGCCGCAGGTTCTGCCGCTCCGGGCAGTTCCGCTCTCGAAGCTGTCAATATAACCAATGGCGCGGAATCAGTCGATGTTGTCGCTGCCGCCCCGTCCTCCACGCAAAATTTCTATGTCGCATCGGGCGCGATTCAATACTATACGTCCAATGCGTCAACCAATTTCACACTCAATTGGGCGTGGTCATCCGGTACTTCCATGAATACGGCTATGGCTGTCGGCGATTCCGTCACTACCGTCATGTTGGTGACTCAAGGTTCTACCGCATACTATCCTAGTGCATTCGCCATAGACTCCTCTAGCGTCACACCGAAATGGCAGGGCGGCAGCGCCCCGTCGTCAGGCGACGCGTCCAGCATCGATGCCTATACCTGCTCGATACTCAAAACCGCTTCCGCAACCTATATCGAACTATGTTCGGTCACACAGTATAAATGATCGTGAATAATTTTCTACGTTATAGTTCGATACTTGCCGCGCTTTGCTGCGCCCCATTCGCCGACGCTCAATTGCTCTCGACAAAAGGCGCTTTATCGGCACAGGGGTTTAAAGCATTCTCACAAGCGAATGCTTCTCATGGCACGGTCATAGTCTATACAACGGGCGCAACGACTTGGACTGTTCCTACAGGCATCCACACTCTTTACTCTATTGAGGCAATCGGCGGCGGCGGCGGTAGTGGCGG